TTTCATTACGATGTTAAATTGGGAGTCCATGTTGGTCGCCTTGAATTTAACTCAATCGTGAAAATGATCACTGTGCAGGTTAGATCAAAAACTGTGATGTTATCAACACAGTTAGCGCAAGCAATTTGTTCTGCCACCAGTGAGATGTTCTTTTATGGAGAGGAAGCTTTTGATGAATTTAACATTTTTATTAATAAGTTGGACAAAAGTTCTTCCTTAAAACAACAAATGTTGGAATATCCCGTTTTATCCTACGATGCTTATAAGCGTCGGTTTTGGAATTCCACAAAAAACCAGGCCTATGACACAGGTCTTCAAAGCCAAAAGAGTTACCTTCCTGATAGTTACTGCTCAGATCTAACTTCAGTTCTTACAAGTGATGAGAGGATGGATCAGGAAGTTTTTCATGCTAGGGCGTTCCCCGAAATTCATATTTATGAAAGTTTGGAGCTTGAAACAATGCAGAGCTGTAAGGTGGAGGAGTTTAAGTTGACTTCTTCACTCGAAAATAAAAGACTTAGCAAAACAAATGAACAAATTAATGCGATACAATCTGAGCATCCTATGACTGAGGGCTCAGAAAGCAGCAACAGTCAACAAACCCAATTCGTTAATGAAACAAAACCAGAGGTTCTTGAGTTAGGTCTACCACATGACAAAGTGGCCGATAGTCTTATCACACAATCTCACCTTGCTGATTGGTTATCACGCCCGACAAAAATTCATACTTTCACTTGGACTGAAAATTTAGGGGCTGGCATAATTGCAACTATAAATCCTTGGAGTCTCTTTTTCAACACAGTTTCTATTAGGAATAAACTTGAAGGTTTTGGTTATATTCGCTGTAAATTACACCTTAAATTTACTATTAATGCTAGTCAGTTCTATTATGGCAGTATAGGTGCTTTTTATACACCAATGAGTGGCGTTTTTCCTGACACGAATGGAATTTCTTATGGTTATGCTCCAGGTTTACAAGTCTTACAATCTCAAAAACCTCATGTATGGCTAGATCCCCAATCGACATCTACAGCTGTTATGGAATTACCCTTTCTTTATAACAGGAATTTTTTGAATGCATGTTCACTTTCTGCTATGAGTGGGATGGGTAAAATTGAATTTACTCAATATGCAGCTTTACGTTCTGCCAATGGTGTAACCACCGCTGGGGTTAATGTTGTTACTTATGCATGGGCAACTGATGTTGAACTTACTGGTTTAACAGCCAATGGTGTTCTTCAATCAAAACGTGAGTACGTTGGTAATGGTCAAATTTCAGGCCCAGCTTCAACAGTGGCTAATGTAGCAAGGAGAATGACTGATATTCCCGTAGTTGGCCCTTTTGCTAAAGCAACAGAAATGGCTGCTGGGGCTTTAGGTAACATTGCATCTATGTTTGGTTTTACAAATGTACCAAATGTTCGTGATGTTGAACCGATGAAAAGTGTGAGCTTTCACACCCTTGCTTCATCAGAGATTTCCGAACCAATTAATAAATTGAGCCT